ACAGAGCGTAGACGGAGGATCAATATTGTCTGATTCTTCTGGAACGGTTCCATCAAGAAACTCTGTTGTACTAATAGGCGACAACTATTACGGCAAGCTAAACGGACACATCAAGTCCATCAAATATTTCCCCAAGCGTCTATCTAACGCGAAACTACAGGAACTAACATCATGACAGAAGAAGTAATCATCGAAGCACCAAAGCGTGACTTCTATCTACGCCTATCGGCTGAGTCAGATATGCCTACTGTGCTGGCTGACTTCTACCGACAGGACTACGTAACTAACGTGGACGAGGAAGGCGTAGAAACGCAGGTAGAGGACGGTGAAAGCTACATGGTGACTCATAGCCATGACTACGCCATCGACGTCGTAGGGACGCTACAGGAGCCTACAGGCACTATGCTGACTGACGACGAGGGTAACGAGTACCCTGAGATGGCATTAATGGCAGGCTGGCACGTTAACATCCGTCTCGTGGGAGATGCTGTACGTGAGACTGTAGAGGCGCTGGACGAGACGCACGGGGTTACACCTGAGACACCTATGAGAGTTTGGTTATGAGTAATTACACTAAGTCGACAGACTTTGCTGTTAAAGATACGTTAAACAGTGGCGATGCCGGTAAAGTAATTCGTGGCTCTGAGTTTGAAACTGAATTTGACGAAATTGCTACAGCTATTGGAACAAAGGCTGACACCGCAGGGCCAACATTCACAGGCACAGTAACGATTCCCGTCATTAACCTGGGGGGTACAACTGTTACCTCTACTGCGGCAGAGATTAATCTGCTTGACGGAGTTACTGCTGGAGCTGTAGTTAACGAAAAAGCTGTAGTGTATAGCGATGCTGGTCAGGTTAAAGCAACTACGTTGTCTATTGGTGATTGGGTAATTAAGGTTGACACCAACGAGCTAGTGTTTGAGTACGACAGTACGGAAGTATTTAAGGTAGGTACTGACGGCGCTATTACTTCTGCCGATAATGTCACAGCTTTTGGTACTATCTAATGGCCTTACAAAGTAGCGGTGCAATTAGTCTTGATGATATTCACGTAGAAGCAGGAGGTACTACAGGTACGCTTGCGTCTATTAATGACTCTGACATTAGAGATCTAATTGGCAAGACTGCTGATACTACTATGGCCTTTAACGAGTGGTACGACGCTAGTGCTGGTACAGTTATTACTGTTACCCAAGGCATTAAGAGTTTAGCGCAAGCAACCTATTATGGTTTCGAGGACGGTACACCTACAGGTTCAGTATCTCCAACCACTGTAAATGGAAATACTATAACAGGCATGACTATAAAGTCTGTTTATCGAACATCTTCAAGTTCTGGTACGTCTTTTACAATTGACGTTAGTTCTGGGATTTCCAACGCAATAGACGCAGACGAGTTTACAAGTTTTTCATTTATAGCAAACGGTACGCTTACAACTCTTTCAACGTCAGAAGCTAGTACATCAACGATAGGCGGAGGTTTTATACGTAGATGGGCATGGTCAGCTTCTAATGGCTTGGACAGTACTGAAATAGCAAACATAAATGCTGAATGGGATGGCTCAGGCGATGTAGAGGTAACCTTTAGACCATGAGAACACTTATATACGACACTCCTTTAGCAGATGCTATACACCTTGAAGGCACAATAGAATCTGAAGCTATTACGCAAGATACACCCGTACCGTTTCGAGTGCCTGTTATACGTGTTGATGGTGTCATTGATATGGATGCAACCGTAGCGTTAGTGCATGAAATGGAAGATCGAATAGATCAAGAGATAGCTGAGGGTTTAATAATTGGTCGAGTACCTGTCTAATGATCGACCCCGTAACCGCTATTGCTGGGGCAACCAAAGCCTTTGCTATGGTGCAGGGGATGGTTCAGGCTGGGCGATCAGTAGAAGACACCATGGGGCAAATTGCTTCTTGGTATGGACATGCTAGTGATGTTCTGTATCAAGAGCAGAAAGCAAATAAAGTATCACCGTTTAGAAAAGTAGTTTTTAGTAAGAGTGTAGAAGCTGAAGCAATAAAAGCCTTTGCACGAAAGAAGAAGATACAAGAGCAACAGCGAGAGATTTTGTTAATGATTCGCTACGCTTACGGGGATGATGGCTTGCGAGAGTTTCGTGAGTTAAAAAGAAAGATAGTACAAGAAAGGCAGGATACTATTTACAGACAGCAAGAACTAAAAGAAAACATGCTTTTAAGTTTATTTGCTGTGGTACTTTCAGTAATTAGTTTTGGTTTACTTTCAGCAGTGGTAAGGGAAATTAAAGGATGAGCAGAGCAGAAGAGTTATTAGCGAGACTTGAAGGGCATGAAAAGGAGTGCCTTGTTCGCTATGAAATGATTCAAAGACAGCTTGATACAGCAACCAAAGACATTGCTAGCAACCGTCAGGCTGTTTATGCGCTATATCCTTTTATTCTTGGTGCCTTGGTATTTGTTGAGTACATACGATGATGCAAGCTCTGATTGGCCCTGTAGCAGATCTTATTGGCGGACACCTCAAGCGTAAGTCAGAGGAAAAGAAAGCCGTCCATGAAGCCAAGATGGTTTCTATACAGCAAGATGGCAACTGGGAAAACATCCATGCTAACAACGCAAGCAGTTCTTGGAAGGATGAGTGGTTTACTATTTTGTTTTCGGTGCCATGTGTCTTGGCATTCTTTCCTGAAATGGTTCCTGTAGTTATGTCAGGGTTTGAAGCATTGGATGCCATGCCTGAGTGGTACAAAGGTTTTTTGGGTGCGGCAGTAGCGGCGTCCTTTGGCTTGCGTGGCCTGGCTAACTGGAGAAAGTAATGTCTGTTTCGCGCGGTTATGATGCACCAATAAATGAACTAGATTTGCTTGGTGATGGCGGCGGTGGTTTAGGTAGTTTTATGTTTAACTACGGACCTAGCGGCGCTCCAAGCAATGCACCCCCTACCGCATTTGAAAGAGGCATTACTCGCGCAGATCCCAGTGAGTTCGGTATGCTTGCTAGTCTTAGTAACGATGAAATGCCTCCGCCCGGAGAAGATCAAAGACCGTCAGATACGTTCGGTGGTGAAGACAGCCCATTCGACATTATTATGCGAACAATTGTTGGCGAAATAGGAAATCCGGAAGATATAAGCCCGCAAGTAGTAGCTGTGCTTAATGGTTTTCTTGACGGCTCAAGCTCGGTTGAACTCGAAGAAGTAGGCAGGGAAATAATTGAGGCTGGCGGCTTTGAGGAGTGGTTGGCTACCCAAGATATTGTGCTTGGAGATCCGGGCGGTATAGAAGATACAACGCAATCGTCAACGGAAATTATTTTTGATGAGAATGGAAACCCTGTTGAAATAATTATCGACCCAACACTAATTACTCTTCCACCTATTTTAGGGGCTCCGGAAACTCCTATTACAACTGAGCCTGCTGGTGGTGGTGGCTCTAGTGAAGGAGACCCTTCAGAAGAAGAAGTAGATGAAGCAATAAGGCAGTTAGAAGAGTATGGCGACATAGCCGATGACGCTGGTTACAACCCTCCCTCTATGCCTGATGACGGAGTTATAGGCATCCCTGATTATTTTATTGTTGATGAAGACGGAAACGTAAGGGTTATGGGAGATGAAGGCCGCATCGTCCCTCCCGATCGTGTACCTGATCACGTTGATGTCGACACGCCCGGAACTTATCCGGAAAGTGGATATGTGCGTGACGATCAAGCTGAACCAGCCACAAGCCCTGCGCCATCGGGTCCCAATATTGTTATAGCGCCTTCTGGCGGTGGTGGCGCTGGTGGCGGTGGTGGCGGCGGTGGAGAGCCTACAGGCGGAACTGGCGGCGGTACTGGTACAGGAGCAGGTTCTGGCTCAGGCTCAGGATCCGGCTCAGGATCTGGAGCAGGCACTGGCGGCGGTCAAGCAAGTGGAATGTTTGATCCTAAATTTAGACCTTATATGGCAAGTGTAAATTATCAGCCTGTAGCAATGCCTGGCTTAGTTCTTCCCGATTATGTTCAAGGCTTAAATGGATTGTTTAAGAGATTATCTAAATGAATTATCTAGACATAATGAACAACGTACTGCGTAGATTGCGCGAAGAAGAAGTTACTAACGTATCTGAAAATACATACGCAAGGATGGCTGGTGACTTTATTAACGATGCTAAGACAATGGTTGAACAAGCGGCTGACTGGTCTGCATTGCGTGAGACATTAGTAATTAACACTGTCGCTGATGACAACCTGTACTCACTAGCCAACTGCGGCGATGACGCAAAGGTCATGTCTGCTTTAAACAATACTCAAAACTGTTTTTTGTCTTACCAAACTAAAGACTGGTTTAACGACAACATTTATATATCTGATGAAGTTTCTGGTGCGCCTAACTACTACACATTTAAGGGTTTAGACTCTAGTGGCGACACTCAAGTGCTTGTTAATCCTAAGCCCGACAATACATATCAGTTACATTTTGATGTAATTAAACGACAAGCAGAATTAACTAACGATTCTGATGTGCTTAAAGTTCCTTCAAAGCCTGTTATTCATTTGGCTGTAGCACTTCTTGCGCGCGAACGTGGTGAAACAGGCGGTACTTCTACAGCCGAATACTTTGCTATTGCAGACAAGTACCTATCTGATGCTATTGCTATTGATGCGGCAAAGCATCCAGAAGAGATGATCTTTAGGACTATCTAATATGGCACAAGAACTACGCAGTATTAATCTTGTAGCACCAGCGTTTAAGGGAATTAACACTGAGGATTCCCCTATTGCTCAAGACCCTTCGTTTGCGGAAATAGCGGATAACGCTGTTATTGACAAGAGAGGACGTATTGCGGCGCGCAAAGGCCACACTGTTCTTACTACAGATAAAACGGCATTAGGCTCTGAAGCTATTCGAGATGTTCACGAGTATAGAAACACCTCTGGTGCTACTACTGTTTTGTCTGTAGGCAACAACAAGGTAATGACAGGAACGAGCACCCTTACAGATATATCGTCCTCTATTAGTATCAGCGCAAGCAACTGGAAAATCGTAAACTTTAATGACAAAGCTTATTTCTTCCAGCGCGGCACACAGCCTTTGGTATATGACGGCACGGTTAGCCCCGCCACTCTTACTCAGCTAACAGGCGTTACTGCGGCCCAATATGGTAATGAAGTTATATCTGCTTATGGTCGCCTTTGGACTGCAGACACAACCAGCAATAAGTCTACGGTTTACTGGTCTGATCTATTAATTGGTAATAACTGGTCTGGTGGTACTAGCGGTAGCATTAACATAGCTAAGGTGTGGCCTGACGGCTACGACGAGATCGTTGCTTTAGCGGCACACAACGGCCTCCTTATTATTTTTGGACAGCACAGTATTGTTGTTTATCAAGGTGCTGAAGCACCAGCAACGATGGCCTTAGTTGATACTGTAGCGGGTGTTGGGTGTGTAGATAGAGACACTATCCAACATACGGGTACTGATGTGTTGTTTTTGTCACATACTGGGCTACGTAGTTTTGGCAGAACAATACAAGAAAAGTCTATGCCTATTAGCACACTGTCTAAAACCATTACTAAAGACATTATTGAGCTAATACAAGACGAGAATACCTCTTACCGAACAGTCTATAGCCCAGAAGAAAGCTTTTACTTGCTTACTTTTGTTGGTCAAAACACAACGTATTGCTTTGATTTAAGAGGCAATTTAGAAGATGGATCTTTAAGAGCAACACGCTGGCCTAACTCTGTATTTACAGCGTATGAGCGGTTAGAGAACGGCAAGTTATATATAGGATCTACTAATGGAATTAGTGAATACAAAAGTTATTTAGATAATGGGTCGCCTTTCCGATTTAAGTATTACAGTCCAAGCCTTACGTTTGGCGATTCTTCGCGTCTTAAGTTTATCAAGAAGATTAACCCTACGATTATTACGTCCAGCAATACAGACATCTTTATTAAGTTTGCTTATGACTTTAACACTAGCTACAGAAATACAACCTTTACTGTGCAGGGCGCACCTGTAGCAGAGTTTGGTGCTTCTGAGTACGTTTCTTTTTCTGAGCTTTCTGGCTTTACTATAACGTCTACTTTAACGAATGGGGTTTATGTTGTTGATAAATTCTTAGGTAACTTTTCTACTGCCCCTACAACCGGATCTGGTGGCGGGGCTTTGTTAAATGGTGATAGTTATTCTAATACTGTAGATGGAAAAACGTACGTTTACATTACAAATGCTTTTGTAGACATAGATACACTAACCGTGTCTGCATCTAAAGAGTTTACAGGAGGTGCTTCTACCACGCGTAAAGCACTAAACGCAGGTGGAAGTGGCTCTACCGTTGTTGTTGGCCTTGAGGCTGACATCAATGGAAGCGCATTGTCACTACAAGAAATTAATATATTGGCCTTAATAGGTAAAACATTATGAGCGATGGAATATTTGGAAATTTTGGAGCAACTCAGCTTGGCGGCTTGCTCGGTGCGTTAGGTCTTTATAGTGCTTACAGTGACCTTGGAAGTCTTGGCAGAACTGGGCAACAAGCTGGGCAAGATCTTGCTGATTTGCAGTTACAGCAAACTCAGTTTAGACCTTATACAGTAACGACTGCTACAGGTGGACAATTTGGCATGATGCGTGATCCATCTACTGGAGCCATGACATATCAAATGAGTGCGTCTCCTGAAGAGCAGGCATTTCAAAGAAACCTTTTTGGTGGAGCTGGTCAGTTTTTTGATCAAGCGGCTCAAGATCCTGCTGTTCGTGAGCAAGAAATTTACGATCAGATTCAAGCGGCTACTGCTCCACAGCAAATGGCAGAGCGGCTTGGACTTGAAGAAAGACTAGCGGCTCAAGGTCGCCTTGGCGTACAGACAGCGCAGTTTGGAGGCACTCCTGAGCAACTAGCCATGGAGAAAGCTCAACAACAAACAATGGCTCAAGCGCGTCTTGGTGCGGCACAACAGGCTAGACAAGAACAGGCTGGCTTAGCGGCTCTTGGTCAACAGTATTTAATGGGTAGTTACTTGCCTCAACAGCAAATGCTTGCGGCTTTTGCGCCAGGGCAAACTGCTTCCGCTCAACAGCAACAAGCTCAGCTGTATGGTGCTGGATTGTTTGGCGAAGCAACAGCATCAGGCATTGATGCATTGCTTGGTGCAGGTCTTGGTCGAGCTAATATCGTAGGCGCGGCTTCTACCGGCTTACTCTCAGGGGCATTTGGAGGTTAATCATGGCTAGATTTGGAAGAGATTTTGTTCGAGGAGCAACTCAACCTGCGTATCTTGAGGGATTATTTAATCTTGGAAAAACAATAGGCGGAGCTTCTCGAGAAAAAGAAAGAATGGCAACTCAAAATAAATTAGTTGCTATGGATTCTCAGGCCACAGCAATGTCTGAACAAGGAGATGTTAGTAACTTAAACAAACGTCGAGAAGAGCTTGTTGGAATGCTTACTCAAGCAAAAGACAAAGAAACTCGTGAGATGATTCAAGATCGAATAAACAACATAGAAAGTTTAAAACAAGTTGCTTTGCCTAAATCAAGAAGCAGAGATCTAATGAATGTTGTTCGCGGTGAATCGTCTATTGAAGAAATAGATAGCGAGATATCAAGGCTTGAAAAAGACACATCATCTGAAGGTCAAATAAAGTTAGACGCGGCACGAAAAGCAAAAGCGGCAATACAGCAAAGATTAGATTCACTTAAAGATGATCCAACTCTTATGGCTGAAGTTAATCAATACAAGTACAACGTTAAGCTTAAAGCTCTTACTCAAAAAAATGAGTTGTTTAATCAACAAAAGATGGTTGCGGCTCGTAATCTTGCTAGTTTAGATCCTGAGTCTGACGATTATACGGCTAAAGTTACTGAGCTAAAAACCAATGGTTTTGGCTCTGTTGTTAAAGAGTTTGAAAAAAATGAAGCTGAGCGTCAAACAGCTTTATTAGCTTATAAAAAATTAAAAGAAGAAACGCGAGCATTAACTCCAGATGAACTCACTTACGCTGAAGGGCTTGGCCTTAAACTTGAAGGCTTGTCTGACATGGCGGCTCGCTCGCTGTACATGAGCGCACTTCTTGAGCGCTCTAAAAAAAGCTGGGCTACGTCAAAGACAATGCAATCAGTAACCGCAATGAGTGATGCAGAAGCTCAGTCTGTAGTTGATTTGGCTTTAGAAGATATGTCTGAATCTGCAGAAGAGTTTTATCCAATGCGTGAAACCATGGATGAATATATCGAAGATATGTCGCCTGAAGAAAAACAACGACTTTATGGTTTGATGCAAGGAAAAACCAGAGAGCAAGTGCCTGGAATAATAAGTGACTACTTTAAAGTTTATGCTCCAGAAGCTTTTCAACGCATGCAAGATAAGTTATCTAAAGAAACAAAGGCAACAGAAACTAAAGCGGCAGAAAGAGCGGAGCTAGAAAAAAATGCAAAAGAAGTTATAGCAAGGGGTCTTGCCGGCAATCTAGAAGAGGCGATTGACTGGATTGAAAATGAAACAGCAAGAAGGTCTGTTTCTCCTGCAATTCAAAAAGGCAATATAAATTAAATGGCTGACACGCTTGAAGACTACATTAATAAACGAGCAGGAATAGAAACTAAGCCTGCACCTAAATCTATTGATTCTGACATTTCTGCAGATCTTGATTCTTACCTAAACAAAAGGGTTGAGACCGCTCAGAAAACAGCAAGAGGTGCTGGAAGAGCTATTGCTCAAGGTTTGACTCTTGGTTTTTCTGACGAGCTTGAAGCGGCTTTATCCGATGGAAAATATAAAGACACCATCAAAGAAGTCAGGCAAGAAATGGCTGAGTTTTCAGAAAAAAATCCTGGCACCGCTTTTTCTTTAGAGCTTTTAGGAGCAATACCAACTAGCTTTGCTGGAAGTCTTGGCCTAACACGGGCTGGAGTTAAATCATTTGCCAAACAAGGAGCTGTAGAAGGGGCTGTTTATGGTGCTGGAACAGGGGACGAGTTTGAAGATAGGCTTATTACTTCAGCCTCAGGCGCTCTTGCTGGATTAACTTTAGGCAAAGCAATTAGCTTGGCTACAACTCCTCGAAAATCTGGCGGTTTAAAAACAGAATCAAATGAGCTTGCTGATGCAAGTCTAGATAAAAAGACAGATGCCCAACGAGCTGAAGACCTAAAGGAAGAGTTGTGGGAAGAAAGAAACATTCCTGATTACGACCGCATTCCTTTGCGTGAAGCCGCAACCGTTGGCGAGTTTTATAACAGCGCTGTTACTGGTCTTAAAAAGTTTTACGACGATAAAATTACTGGCGCATCAGATGCAATAACTCGGTACATGCCTCAAGTTGGAATGCGTTTTCAGCGAGCAGACGAAAACGCTCTTCGTATTGTTAATCAAGAATTAGATGATATGGCTGAGGAGCTTCTCCCAATAGCCAAGGTTATTAATGAAGACGAAAGAGTTAAAGGTATTTTTTTAGATTTTGCGGCAGGAAGAATAACTAACAACGTAAAAAAAGTTGGCGGCGTTAACATGCAGTTAGCTGACAGCCTAGATGAAAGCATCAGCGTTCTTTTTAATATGATTAAAAATGACTTTTCCCAAGAACAATTGGGTCATTTAAAAAGATATCTAAGATATAGCCACGAGAAAAACAAAGACTTAAACGGAACTATATTTGGAATACGTCCAGAAATGTTTCCTGCAAAAGTCTACATGCACACAAGAAATAGATTTATCGCAAAAAAAATAAAAGAGGAAGAAGACCTTACTGACGCTCAGGTAGAGAAGCGTATGTTCAACGATGCAGGCATGTCTTACCGAAGTCGAGCAACGTACACAAGAGATGGGAAAAACCAACCATCAAAGCCTGGCGAAGAAAGGTTAAACCCTAACGATTACGACAACCCGCTCATCTCTGACATGCAACGACTGTTTCAGTTAGAAAAGTTAAATCAACTGCAAAGAGTTTATGGTGTAGATATTAAGCCAGAAATTGCTTTAAAGAAAAAAAGGTTAATTATTGAGGCTCAACAAGCAGGTCTTTCACCTGAGCAAATAAAAAAAATAGCTAACAAAGATGTCTACTTAACTCCAGACGAGTTTATGGATGCTCTTGAAATGAGCTTATACAGCAAAGGCATTAGCTCAGAGGGTGCTGGTTATGCTGTAAACAAAATGACAGAAACAATTATGGGATCTCAAAAAAGTCCTCATCCTATGATTCAAGCAATGAATTCTTTTGCTTACGCTACAACGCTTGCTGGCCCTATGTCGGCTTTTCTTAACCTTGCAGACATACCCTTGCTTGGCGCTAAGTATGGCAAGGCCGCTGTTTTTGAGGGTTTAAATGAGTTAAATCCATTTAAAAAAATACCTAGCATAGATCTTAAAAAGGCTGGTCTAGATAATCAGGTCATGGGTGAATTTACAAACAAACTTAATGACCAAATGCAGGAAGGTGCAGAGGGGTTTATTCAAAAGATTGCAAAAGGATCTCGAAAGGGCGCTGACCTTTTGATGAAAGGCTCTGGCTTTGCCGCTATGGACAGAGTTGGTAAACGTGGTGTTATTCGTGGCGTGCTAAAGAGTGCCGTTGATGATGCTAAGGCTGGAAAACTTTCGGATAACTGGGGCTTTTATTTTGATAAATCAGAGCTTGAATTAATAGCCGAGCAACTTAACAGGCATGGCATAGATCATACAAAGTACAAAGGTAAAGGTGCTGAGCTTGCAGAAGAGTTAATGTTTGCAGGGTTAGGACAACAACAGTTAATTAGTTCAGCGGGTCGTCCTGCGGCATGGGCTAGGAACCCTAACCTTCGACCACTGTGGGCGTTGCGTGGCTTTGTAGTTAAACAGCAGGCTCTCGCGTTGCGAGAAGTTGTAGGTAATATCAAAGCAGGCAAGCCGGAAAAAGCCGCAGAGTTTCTTGGGCGTTATGCGCTATATGGCGCCGGAGGCTATGCAGTTCTTAACGAAACACGGCAAGGAATATTTGGGGACGGAGACTTTAGTGCGGAAGGTTTAGTTCGCGGTTATGGCGACGCTTGGGCAAGCTTGCTAACAGCAAACACTCTTGGTCTTAATGATTATCAGTTTGGACAAATAAAACAAAACGGTTTAATTCCTACAATAATAGAAGGCATGATTCCAATTGCTGTCGATAGACCTTTAGACGTAGGTAGCAGGGTTGTAGATTTTGTAGATAGAGAGCGGTATGCAACAGAAGTTATTGCAGACACGCTCCCAATAGTTAAGCAGTCGGCTAGAGGCGTTAGAAATGTTGGCGGAATGTTTGGATTAGATGAGCTTGTAAATCCCGCCGAAAGTCTTCTTGAAAGAAAACCTAAAGACTAATCCCAGCTAACAAACTCTAACCAACCCTTTACTCCTGCCGCCCTGTCATTCTCCATACGGGTGGCTTCTGCTTTGTAATGCTTAGCTATTTCTTTAACTTCTTTGTGTGCTCGTTTAGCTAGGTCGATGTCTTCTGCTTTTTCTCTAATTAACTCAAGGGCGCCTTCGCCGTAGGTGTCAATGTAGTGGCGCACAAAGTAATCTGGGCTACTGCCGAGTCGTTGATGGCATCCATAACAATGAGCAAATGCATTTAAGCCATCGTATCGCAGAGCCTTTTTAGCTCGACTAAAGTAATGTGAGCAGTGAAGACCTACACTATTCTCTTCGTATTGCTTGCCGCATCCTTGGCACTTGAATTCATTACGCATACGAACGCATCTACTAAACCAGTGATCTGCCGCTGTTCTTTTTAGTTTCATTGCAATTGATCCTTTAGTTGTTGAGGAAACGGCACATAGACTTGCTTGTTCTCTGAGAGCCACCTAGTTAGCACCTCAGCCGCTTCCGATAGTTGGATAGGGGTTAGCTTAGCTGTAGAGCTTTTGCCGTGCATGGCCTTTATAACAGGCTTGTAAAGCATCTCCTTAACTAACACTTCAGTGAAGGGTATCTCAAGGTTATCACTGAACGGATGTCGCACCCAGCAACCAGCATCATTTAGCTCCTCAGCTATCCGCCTAAACCAGAGGTGCATTGCATTGTTCTGTCTGTCGCTACGCGTAGTGTCCTTGATGTAGTACAGGATCGTCTTGCCTTCCTGCCATTGATCGAGAACAAAGTTAATAAAGAAGTTAGCTTTGTCTTTGCTGTCTACTATCCAGCGGTGTGATGGATCTGTCATTTGATCTCCTTTTTAGTTTGCCCAGTTTGCCCAGTTTGCCCAGCTGGCCTCTAATGCCCTAGTTTTACCCCCCTACTTGTCGCGCCAAGCCCCCTTAATGCGACTAAATTTAGGGAAAAGAGGCCGCTTTTCCCTAACAACAGGGGGTCTAAATGTGGGCATTAGGGGCATTCTGGAGGTTTTGGGGCATTCTGGGCATTCTGGGCATTCTGGGCATTCTGATTACATTGGTATCCAGCGGTAGTATTTCTTGCCGTGTGCGCCTCTGCGCTCTAGCTTTAGGTTGTTGCCCTTGAGCAACTCCATGCAGGTGCGAAGCATTTTCTTTGTCACGCCGTTTGGATTGATCTCGCTATCGTTGAGCATGTCAAACAAGTCTGCTTGAGAGTACAGTTTGTGCGCCTTCATCGAGCTACTTAGGAATATATACTCGTCTTCGTATTTAGCGATCGCTTTGCCAATCTTGATCTGTGCAGACTGTTTAGCTTTCATATCGCTGATGTCATCGGGACTCATGAATTCAACAGAGTCTACGGATTCTTCGTAGCCCACTGTCTCGCTTGTTTGCTTGTACTTAAATCCACCCTCGAAGCTGATCTGGCTTCTATCTTTTTCATTGATTACTAACAACTCTTGGTGAAATGAAAACTTATCATTGAGGGGGTCGAGTCCAAACATGTTGTCGACGTCAGCCTTGAGGTCTCCAACGCCTTCAAATATAAGTCGGCCATCCATGCTTCGATGCTTGTTGCAATGCCCCAGCAGTACGACTGTGCCGCCTGCCGCCGCAAATTCTCTGAACACATGAAGCACATCTCGCATTTCACCTTTGTTCATAACACCAACAAACTTCTTAAGCGTGTCACAAATAACAATCTTGCCGTCTGCCTCACCCTCTTCACGGATAGCGTTGAGTAGTTCAAGTGCTTGATTAGTATTCCGAAGGTACGGGTCATTACTATTTGCCAGCGTAACCATTGTCATACCGTGGCGTTTGCCTAGCTTGGCCTTCTGCAAAGCACCTCTAGCTCCGTCATCTTCATTGAAGTAGATAACATCAGAGCCTTTAATAAGGTTATTGCGGATAGATTGGAATAGATTGCCCAGAATCCATACGGTCTTACCAGCTCCTGAAGGGGCGTATACGAGCGTTACAGTTCCGGTGGTAATCATGCCGGGGATAACGTCTCTTTCTTTAGCCAGGCGCTGTTCAAGCTCTTCTATGCGGTCATTGAGTGCCGCACTGCGTAATCTGTCTAAGGCGGATCTCCCATTCTGCCCTGTTACAATAGGTTTAAGCATTGATGTTGGTGCTGTTATTTGGTTCTGCTCATCGCAGTATATTGACCACTCATCAGTCATTTATCAGTCCCTCTGTTTTGGTTGGAAAAGGCTTTAACTGTGACTGACCTAGCCAATCTTGTCAATAACCTTTAAAAGGTTTGCAACTCTTTACAACTCTTTCGAAGTTCGATAGTATGGTCTGACCTACCAAAAAGGAGAGCAGTATGAGCAAGCTAATTGAAGAGCTTTTAGAAGTTCAGCAAGAGTTATCTCACGCCACAGCTGATGCAGTAAACCCTCATTTCAAAAGCCAGTATGTAAAGTTCGAAGATCTTTGGGACTATGCCAAAGAAGCCTTGAATAGTCACAGCATAATGATCCAGCAGTTAAGCCATGAGTGTGAGGTCGGAGCTTGCATTGAGACTGTGCTGTATGGACACGGCGATTCACTGTCAACTGGCAAGATGATTGTCCGTGCAGATAAACCAACGGCGCAAGCATTCGGCAGTGCAATCACTTATGCAAAGCGTTACAGCCTATCAATGGCCTTGGGTATCGGTGCTGATAAAGATGATGATGCCAACAACGCCACCACTGGATCAAAGCGAGCATGGTAACTGGTGAAGAAGAGTTCCTTGCGTATATGAAAGTGATACGTGAGGAGTTCGATTTTATTTATCAAGTTAAAAGCGCAGTGGCTAACGAAGAATGGGAGACACTGCGTTGCATCGTAGAAGAGACGCCGAATGAGATAAAGGAGGCTTTAAATCTGGCGCAATCTAAGGGCGGTGTATTTACCACCCGTGAAAATCAAGCAATGAAAATTAATCCATCAAGGAGAACGCAATGAATGAAGAAAAGAAATTTGTAGACGGCATGATCGTCAAGCTACCACCGGACACAGCGCCAGACTTTGTAAAGCTAAAGCTGTCGTTCAAGCTGGATGAGTTTGGCTCATGGATAAGCGCACAAAAAGCTGAAGACCCATCGCTTGAGTGGATCAATGTCGAGATCAAAGAGGGTCGATCTGGCAAGTGGTATGCTGAGCGTGATACGTTTAAGCCATCGCCACAACAACCAGCTCGCCAGCCAGCGCGCAGTGGCCCGCCAAAGTCAGTGCCAAACGACGACATCCCTTGGTAACTTCCAGTGTGGGGTTATGGTTCCTTTCCTCACACCCTTGCCCCGTTAAACGCGGGGCTTTTTTATAGGAGAAAGTAATGGCTGAATACGTTTACTACCGTGAACTGTTCGAGATCTTTAAGGCGTACACTACGCCGAAACTTATCCGCGTGCTGGAGTCTCAGGGTATCGAGTATCTAACCGATGCCAAGGGCAAGCCTTTTACTACGCGCTCTGCCATCGACGGTGCCCTCGCCAAGTCCGAGTCTTAACTCGCACCATCGAGCGGCTTCGGGTCCCTCCGTGCCTGCGGAGGGGTTCGTTTTAGTTGGATAGGGGTGGTGCCTTCGGGCTGTCCAGTGCCAACACCTTGCGGGCATCGTGCCACCGGAGGAAAGGGGGTGCGGCGTTTTCGCCCATTGGTACGCCGCAAACCAACTACCGGGGAAGAGAACTACCCCTGGACTAGGGCATACTATCATTCTCTAAAGCTATATTGCCATTCGGTAGCATCATCAAACCCATAGGTGTAATGGATGCTTGAGTTAATGTTAGACCGACCCTCAATAGCATCATTCCAGCCAGCTCGGTAGTCTGACTTAATTAAGCTGATGTAATCCTGCATGTGCCATCCGCATGGATCGGTGTCGATTATAGGTACAGCCTTCAATGGATCTAGTGCCATGTCCTTTGACCCCCATCAGTTTTAATAATATCCCAAACAACATCTTCATCATTGATGATGCTGTGACCTTTCCAATCACATAGAAAAATATGAAGGTCGACTATTTCTCGAGATGCCATCTGACCCCAAGCTTCGCTGTGTTCGATTTCTGATTCAGCTAAAAAGCTTGCTTCAATTTCATCGGCATCTACAAACAAATGCAGGATGCCTTCTGCCTCGTTGTAGTCTTCAATGATAGCTCCCATGTAATCGTCAGCATCTTCTTCGATACTACCGCGTACGAGAATGTTGATTTTTCCTAGCATTGTTAAACACCTCATTTAGCTTTGATGTAGGTATACCATCCGAGTGACCGTTACCCAAGGCTTCAAACACAAACTGTTGCATGTCTGAAAAGTCAGGCTCACGGTTTTGTATTCGGCATACATTGAAGTAAACCCGGAGCAATGACTCCGGGTAGTAACGATCAGGCACAATTTCTCTCCGGTTCTTTCTCTAAAACGCCAAGAGTCACCTTGATACCCATGTCATGCAGTCGCTTTACAGATTTAGTCAAGTGATCTCTTGCACGATCAAGTTCGTGAAGTGCCTCCCAATCACGGTCATTGATGTAGATATCAAGCGCATCATGGTATGCACGATATCTCATAGCGTAATCCTCAATTACTAATTTAATATCCATCAGAATGCCTCCTTACTTTCTAACTTGTTTAGCTCTTCACGCAGGTAGTGGATAGATGAGTTGATGTCCAGCATGGTCATGCCAGTGCCATCGGTTAGTTTTGACTGAGGTATGTTGTCCAGCTCTGCATAGGCAATACGCAAATGCTCAATAGCTTTCTTCATCTTGTCCCGTCCGTCGATTTGTACGACCTTTTCGTCTTTGATAATGTCAGGAAACAAACTCTTAGCTACCACACGAACAGCTTGCGGGTAGACATTCTCTGGCTTGTACAGATCAAGCACGTTATCGATAAGAATCTTGATCTCTGACTCCAACAACTCAGGGCAGATCTGTTCGAAATAAGTTTTAGTTAAGTTCATTAGTAAGTCTCCGGTTCGATTGGCTCATCAGCCATGTAGTTAGAATTAGTTAGTACCTCTGGCCGGTACATTGAAAGCTTTGCTTCTTCGCATTTGTCGCACACTTTGCACAGTGGAATGCCTTTTGCATCATGTTCCCACCACGAGTCTTCGCCTTCGTGCATGCAATAACGTAAGTCCATTGTTTTCTCCTTTTGGTAATCACAAGTAAGTGAGGGATTTCCGCAACCCCCGCCAAAGCCGGGGTGCGGAATCCTGAACGGTTATGCCGCTTGATTGTCATACTTTCGCATGAGTTCGAATTGCGACATGCAATACTCGAATGCTTTCTGTGCATCCTTTGCCGCTGTCGTAATGTAACGAGGGTTAGACTTGATAGCCTTCTGCCATGACTTCATGTAGCTGGCATGTTGGCTAATGTCATAGGTCACACCGAGCTGAGCGCATAGGAAGATAGATCCTAACTCTGCAACTAACTCTTCCTTTGCATAGTCTTCGTGACCAAACGCACCAGTTAGATCACGGTCAAGTCGTTTGCTATGACCTGTAGAGTGAATGCACTCGTGGTAAAAAGTAGATTGGTAAGCATCGTCAGATTCAAATTGCCCTGGCATAGGCATTCGGATCTGGTCAGCTGAAGGTGAGTAGCAAGGGTTGTGATGTTCTGCGTTACTTACCTTGACTTGCAATGCATCGGCAATCTCGTTTGGATTGTCCAATCTGCTTTCTCGCAGTGGTATCTCTGGTAACTCGATACCTGTTTGGTCAATGTTGAATAGGTTGTACACCTTTGCAAAAGCAAACTCTTTATCAGGGTCTTTCTTATCCTTCGCTTTGTTAAAGAAGATTGCAGGCGTTGCCTTCTGACCTTTGACACTACCGCCAAGTTGTTGCACTTGGTTCCATGTCAGCCAGTAAGGCTTGGTGTAACCATACTTCCAGCTGGCAATCATAGTCATCAGCTGATTAGTGCCATTGTATGGGCGCTTGGTTACCCAGTTTTGGTGGAGGCAAGACTGTGACTCCCATGTCTTGCGCCATGTAGTCTCGTCTGCCATAGCAGATTCAACGAGTTCAACGATTCGATCGTATTTCATAACAGTTCCTTTTTGGTTTTGGTTAGTAAACTTTATCAAACTTATGCAGAGTTATCTAAAGTTTCTGTCGCTATTGCCTCTTTCAGGATAGAAATAACTTCATGTTTGTTAAGGCCAAACTCAAATGCCCACATCGTAAACCCTGTCCAATGAGGTTCATCTTTGCTGTAGACATAATGCTCTAGATTCATCAGCACAGTCTCGCCAATCATCCCTTTGGTATACCACTTAGGGTCTAAGCTTCGTAAGTTATCCATTAGAACCAACCTCCATCGGCTTCAGTTTTATTCTTTACTAGCTTGCCATTCTTTACTTCGTAGACATCAAGGAAATCCATAAAGCCAACTTGCTTTTTCTTTCGGACATTCCATTTACTACCTTCGTCGGGCTTTGCAGTACGAACAAAGTCTTTCAGTCGCTTGCAAATACGAGCAGGATAAACGTGACCTCTTTCACTAATGTAATACATAACTAATTCCTTTTAGGTAAATAATAAAGCGAGGGTTCTTTGCGCCCCGCACAAACCGGGGGCGCAAGAACGTGAGTGTCAAAACTTTTGACTAACCTTGGTGTTATCCCAAAGCAATGCCCAACCTGCCATCGTGTCGTAGAAATCAAGCAAGTCAGTCATAACCTTTTCGACTTGCACCAAGTCTTCATCGTTAAAGAACTCAATCAATGCCAGGGTTTTATCGTCGTCATCAAAGATTCGATAACATCTGTGTCCATCACTCATCGTATGGGTACTCCTCGTCTGCTTCGTCATCGTTAGGTGATTCATCGCCAAGACTGTAACCTTCGCTGTAGTAATCAGCATCGTATTCTTTGCCAAGCGTTTGGCGAATACGTTTTTCAGAAATGCTGGTTGCCCATTCGACGGCATCGTCTTCGCTCTTTGCTAACACCTTGACAGTCATCTCAACATTGCTGGTTACTTGAACACAGTAAACGCGTTGCTCAAGAGCATTTTTAATTTCACAGATCCTATCTTCTGAATAGCTTAATGTTGACCGCAGTTTTTTAAGCTCCTCTTTATTATCAGCACCAAGATAATGATCTATCTCGTGATGATTAAGGTGGTGAAGTAGCCGACTGCGATAGTCGACTAACTCGTGAAACAAACCGTCAAGGTCATTGATTAACTGGTCTTTCATGCTACATCCTCCGTTGGTACTACATCTATTTGTACTGCTTCCAAATCTAATAGGCGTGGCCTGTCATCTAACAGATCGCCTTCGCGCCATCCGATAACTGCATAGGCTCGCGCTAAGCATTCATCGTCAGCTTCCACCATCACAATGTGACGTGTTGTTTCAATTAACGTGACTATGTATTCCATAACTAATTCCTTTTAAATATTAATTAACAGACCGCCGTTCGGCGGCGCGACCCGACACCGGCGCTGTCCAGCCGGTACAATAGTCGGTCGCCCGACTCGGCGCGGCTGTCGCGGTGTGATCGTGGTGTTGTAATGGGCGTGAGTAAATGGAATGCCATCGAAATTTTTATCCCGATGCCGCTTATATAAAATGCATTAATTAAATAGATGTTTAATGGGTCACGCGGAAAGCGGAGGCTTCAGCCGGAGCGGTAAATAGCGCGGCTTTGCCGCGGCTACCGCGTGACCTGGCCCTCAAGATTGGAGACCAACATAAAAAAAGGGAGCCTAAGCTCCCTCTCTGATTCCATCCATGAACTTGATAAAGTGATCTCTCAAGTGTTCGGTTGCTTGCTCATCAATTTTCTTACGAAGATCTTGATGATCAGAATCCTTCAACATTCTTAACAAAGTGTCGATCTCACGAACACTTAAACGTAGCTTCAATCCATTCTTCCTAATTCGATAAAGCTGTGCTCTTTCTTTGTTACTCATAGCCATGATAAAACTCCTTTGGTTGAGGGGGCCGAAGCCCCCTATGGATTTAAGCGATCTTGCGAGTCTTCGGTTTCACGACCTTTTTGGAATCCGTTACTGCCGCAGGCTGTGTCTGCTTTAAGAGATGAGGGTTGGTGAACTCCTCTTCGTCGTGAAAGTTTGAAGACATCTCGACTTGCTGGCCTAACTTGTACAGGTCAATGGTGCCTGTGATGTTTGGGCGTCTCCCTTCCGGGCTAGCGTCCGCCCAAAACGAGTACGGTAGACGTAAACTAGAACCATCCTCAAACTCAATGGCGACACTGCCTGCGTGTGTTGGACGCTTGCCTTGATGGAACTGATTAGTCCAGCCAGCAATTGAGATTGATTTGATTTTGTTTTTCATTTCATTTGAAGTTTTCATCTTGAGATTCCTTTTCTCTATATGATTGAAGAGTCCGAAGGGACTCTGTCCCGAAGGACACTTCATGAACAGCATGGATCAGAGGGGATCAGATTAGCTATGGCCGAACCGGATCATTTCCGGATGTGTCCTTTTCCGGTAATGATGCGGACTCGGACAAATCTGATGGTCAAGACAACCGAAAAAATCCCCAAGGATTTTTAGCTATCGGTTCTTGCGCCCGCTTTAGCGGGTGGTCTTGAACTGTTCCCCTCCCATGCTATTGACTGCACGCGCAACATAGGCGGGTGACGGTGCCCCTTGATGGAGCCGCTTGCGGCGGAGACATGGGGATACGAGGGTAGCGTGAACGGAGTGAGGGCCGAGCCGATAGGCGAGCCGAGTATAGTCAACCTCCTGTGAATAGCGCGCGTGCGCGAGCGGCTGTAGATACGGTTTAGGCGAGTAGCCGTGCCGAAGGGAATCCCCGCATAGGGGATTACCAAGGTAAACCGGAGCCTTTCAGCGAGCCTACGATGGTGGCATTGGCTCAGTAGATATCAGTGCGCGGTGGTTAACCTGTTAGCTAGTGGTAACCACTGCTTAGGGGTCCTTCACGGACACACACTCATTGGCACCTCTAATCGTATATCCGTATATATATAGGTTCTACCTGTAGGGGATAACGTGGTATCTATCGAAACTTACTAGCATCCAGTTTAAACGATCCTGCGGAACCACCACCGGGGGGGAGAAACTACGACATCACCAACCTGGAGTTCCCACCCAGATACAAAAAAAGCGGATTTTGGAACCTCAACCCGGGGTCTAAACTTGGGCATTACGGGCATTCTGACCTTTTTCGGGCATTCTAAATAGGGTTTTTGCGGTTGCCTTAACTTCCTGATTACTAAAGGAATAATCCTACGGTTTTTATTCCGTTAAGTTATAAGGTAGGATTTGTATCAAAGATACAAACCGTCGCTACAAAGCAAAGCTTTTAGCTATAAAGAAGGTTGATCGGAGTCTATTTCATATATAGGATAGGGAGGGTGGGTTGGTTAATAAGACCCTTTAATTTTTTAATGTTGATTGCCATAAACAAGAGAGATGCTCACCAGTCAGAGTTGATGGGGGCAGACACAGTCAAGCTGTGTGAGATGCAAGGATTCCCTCCAAGGCTAGAAAACAAACGGCAGTCTAGGGTAGATGCAAATATTCTAGGATTTAAGGCTGAGTTTGCTGTAGCCCGTTTACTTCAAGTAGATCCACCGACAGTCAATGTTCTTACCGATGGCGGTGTTGATCTATGGTTTGATAGTATTTCTATAGATGTAAAAACAACCAACAAAGAATATGGCCCGCTGGTGTTTGATAACGCAAATAAGTTCCAAGCTGACATTGCGGTGCTGGTTGGGCAGTCTGAAAAAGAAAATACGTTAAGGATCAATGGCTGGATAGATAAACAATCATTCCTATCTAACTCTACGCCACATAATTATGGGTATGGGCCAAGAATAAAAATGGAAGTTAATGAGTTGCGCCCTATAGAGCAGTTATGGAAAGGCTTGATGGTAAGGAGATTCAGCGATGGCTGAAGAAAGTTATGTAAAACGCCGCAAGGCTGAAATTAAAAAAAGAAAACAGGAGTCCGGTAGGCCATCCAAGAAAGATTTGGCGGCTAATTCTCCCGGTGGCAGGAAGAAGGTAGGTCGTCCGAAGGGTGATGCTACGATAATCAACGAGTATAAATCGCGTATGCTGGCTTCTCCAAAGTCCAAGCGCGTACTCGATACGATATTTGATGCGGCGTTAGACCATGACCACAAGAATCAGGCGGCGGCATGGAAGTTAGTCATGGATCGGATACTGCCTGTGGCGGCATTTGAAAAAGATGTCGTGCAAAATGGCGGAAAATCTGCTATTCAGATCAACATTACGGGCGTGGGTACAGCAGAGGTCAAGGATATTGATCCAACCACTATCCAACCTACGGTGATTGAAGGGGAGTTAGACAATGGCTAAAGAAACATACACTAAAACTTTAGAAAATCTTGATTTTGAAACTAGAAAAGGGAAAAGAACGGGTGCCGCAGTAGATAAAAGAACTGGTAGGCGTTTAACTTCGCTGGAGGTTGATCTAGTTAAGCACTATGCAAAAAAAGAAGATCCCAATGGAAGGGTTGCCGCAGGCAAGGCCAGAAAAAAATCCACAATAGCTAAAGCTAAATCAAAGTCTACGGGGAAAACTCCGGGTCAAAGAGCTTCTGCGGCAATAAAGAAAAAAACTATGCCCGGAAGGAAAAAGCAATAGTGAAATACTTTAAAAGAGAAGAGTTCAACTGCACTCATACCAACAAGAACGAGATGGATGACGCGTTTCTGGAAAAATTAGACCAGTTACGCGAAGCCTGTGGCTTTCCATTCGTGATTACCTCGGGTTACAGGGACTCTACCCACCCCAACGAGGTGAATAAGGAAAAGCCTGGGACGCATTCGCGAGGTATCGCTTGTGATATCCGCGTAACAAACGGAGTTGAGCGCATGAACATTGTGCACGAAGCTGTAAAAATGGACTTTGGTGGTATTGGCGTAGCCAAAACCTTTGTTCATATTGATGATCGAAAGACAACACCTGTTATGTGGACGTACTCATGAGATTTTCGCACGGTGACGCTCTAACTGCTGGCTCTCCTAACCATATCTTAGCGGTTCCTGCTGGATACGATGCAATAGTTACGTATCTGCTTATATCTAACACCGGATCTAACAAAAACATTAGTGCTAAGTGGGTTCATAACGGTGTAGACATTAATTTTATAGCAGGAAAAAACGTAAATGCTGATGAATTCTTAGAATTTGGCGGTCAATCTGGCGAGTTCCTTGTAGCAAAAGAAGGAGATACTATTACGTTAACGCCGGAAGCAGGTTCTACGTTTGTTAGTATCATTTCTTTTGTGTTAATGCCTGCAACACCAAGGCTAAACTTTTGAGTGACCTCAATATAGAACTACTGCCTTGGCAACAAGAGGTTTGGGCAGACGATACCCGATTTAAAATTGTAGCGGCTGGCAGACGAACGGGTAAGTCTCGCCTCGCCGCATGGATGTTGATAGTAAATGCTCTGCAGGCCGATAGGGGACATGTATTCTACGTTGCACCAACGCAAGGACAAGCGCGGGACATCATGTGGCAAACTCTTTTGGAGTTGGGTAATCCTGTTATCGCTGGCAGTCACATCAACAATTTACAAATCAAGCTTATCAACGGAGCTACAATCAGTCTCAAGGGAGCTGATAGACCAGAAACCATGCGAGGTGTTAGCCTCAAGTTCTTAGTCTTAGATGAATACGCGGATATGAAGCCCGATGTATTTGAACAAATCTTAAGACCGGCACTTGCGGATCAGAAGGGGTGTGCAATGTTTATTGGCACGCCCATGGGAAGGAATCACTTTTACGAATTGTATAAGTATGCGGAGCTAGGTGATGATGAAACTTACGCGGCCTACCATTTTACTTCTTACGATAATCCTCTGCTTGATAAAGATGAAATCAATACTGCTAAAAGGAGTATGTCTAGTTATGCGTTCCGTCAAGAATTTATGGC